CCCCCATGGGGGGCGATAATCCGAGCAACAAGACAGCGCAAGCCATGATTAGCGCTGATCGGACGACCCGCCTTCCTCACCTGTAAAGGTGGGGGAGGGTCGATCCTAGTTAGGCTAATGGCTTAGGTGATTCATCCCCAACGATGAGCCTTCACATCTCCACACAAATCAAAAACAATGTCAATATTAAAACTTAAGTTAAACCTCGCGAGGATTGTAATCACATTCCTCAACAAGGCATACTTAAGTGTTAAGACCGACAAAGGGCTAGTCGAACAATGGACTAGGCTCATCCTTAAGAGGGTGGAAACACGTGGTCCCGTGGACACTGTGGGTTGGATCAAAGCGATCCGACTCGCGTGTACGCGGTACATGTGTGGCCAGCCTCTGAAGGAGTCGCCTGGATTTGGGGTTCAGGTGGACAAAGATGGTTTACCGCACGCTGCGGTATTCCCTCTTGTCGATCTGTTCCGTGACAAGACTCGACCCTCACTACGTTACGCGCTAACCTGTTTAGGGTTAGTTCGTCTCATAGAAGGCTCGAAAGCGCCCGACCTTGATCCCATCACCCTACCTGCGGCTCAATACCCTTCTAGTTTAGAAGAGGAGCTGACAGCTATTGTGAGAGATCTCGGTTGGAAGCTGACCGTTCCCGAGTGGGAGCGGCCTCATGTCACAACCAAATCTGGTCCGAATGCTCAAGCTCTGATTGGTTCAATCGAGGACGCTTCCCTCCTTACAGATGCCCAGATTGTCAACCTGGGCATTTGTGGAGGAGAGAAGTTAGTCCAAACGATTGGAACCATCCGACGCATCAGCCCCCTTGCTTGGTGTCAGACACTAAAGATTACCCCAAAAGGGATACTCTCTAGATTGTCTTATATCAAGGACAAGGAAGCGAAGTGCCGGATCGTTGCTATTCTTGATTATTGGACACAAACGTGTTTTGAGCCTCTGCATAAGGCGCAGTTTGCGCTGTTGCGGAGCCTCAAACCCGATTGTACCTTTGATCAAGGTAGTTTCCGAACCAAACTAGCTCGCCAGGGGCCATACTACTCTTGTGATTTAAGTTCTGCGACTGACCGACTTCCTGTAAAACTACAGAAAGCGATCTTAGCAGCGCTCATTTCACCGGAGTACGCGGCTGCATGGTATGAGTTGCTTTGTACCC